AAGTTTCGCAGGATAAGTTTTCGCGTTATATTGTAGGGGGGGGTCTTTTATGCCCCTTTTTATTTTTTTTAAGAAAAGAAAAAAGAAAAACAAAAAGGACCCCGGAGAGGGGGGAGACTTGATGTCTCTTATATAACTTTTTCCTCTTCCTTTCTTCTTGTGTACCACCTAGGCTTTTTTCAATTTTTGTATATTTGTGTACCACCTAGATTATTTTAATCTAGTATCGTAAATCTTTAATGTTTCTGACACATTTACTCCCGTACTCTTCCGGCTGTGTCAGCACACCTTCCAGAACCATATCTTCAAAGCTCCTAGACCCTTCCTCCTCTTTGTTGTCTCCATCGGTGTCCATGACACTCAGCCAATAGGCCGCTGCCATTGTGACGGCATCAAGGCGGTCATCGTGGGCAATGGCATTCTTATCCCGGCAGATACGTGTCATCTGATAGATCAGGGAGTAAGCCTGTCCGCTCTCATAGCGGCGGTAGTCGCTCTCGATGACGCTCTGGTTGATAATCAGTTTATGCCGCATGAGAATTGGTTCCAGGGTATCGATGATGCGAAGTTCTTTCTGCTTGGTGTGCTTGACCTCGGTGATGGCACAAGGGTGAATCTTGGTAAAGATTGGGGTCATGATCTTGGTGAACATACCGTCACCGAAGTTGGCCTCTACGATGATCTCATTGACCTCCCAGAATTTTGCAAGCTGCGCCATCTGTGTGAGTGTCAGATCACTATATCCCTCGGTGAAGCCTCCAACTTCCATCAGGAAGAGATAGCCATTAAGGGCCTTCATGACGGCATAGGCGCTCTCATCACTCCCCCGCCCTGCCGGGTCGATCGCCATGACGGTTCCTGTATAGGGCTGTGTCTCTGGTGATCTGCTGAGAGGTGCATAGTACATGTCACCCTTCATAGCTACGCAGGGGATGTCTTGCAGCCTTTGTTGAGGCCCGTTCGCCCACGACCATTTAATAGATGTCTCATGTGGGTCAAGGCTGTCAATGATGAGATCGGAGACTTTAAGCGGATATTTCTCAAAGTCGCTGAGATTGGTGTTGAGCAGGAATTGCAGGGCAAAACCTGCACGCCCATAAGATAAGCGGCGCTTCTCAATCTCGATGTCATCAAAACGCTGCGGGTCCGTGGAGGTTCCTTTGTATTTGTCTGGGTCACTGCGGTATTTGTCTGCAATGAAGGGAGCAAGACTATCTCCGTAAGATTCAAGTTCTGCCTCGTTCTCCGGATAAAGGACGGGCCAAATGCGGGTGCTATAACCGCGCTTTTGTAAGACGTTATAGAGGCTTGCCTCATTCTGTGGTGTGCCTAGGTAGATGATCTGTCCACCTGGTTTTAGGATGGCATCATACTCCTTGACTGCCTCAGAGAGTTTGTCCCGTTGGAGCTGTGTACCGGAGTTCTTCGGAACCTCGACATCATCGGAAATTAGAAGATCGGCGCGTGTACCTGTGATCTGCCCGGTGATACCAACGGACTTGACGCTCGGCGAGATGTCTGCCTGTGCGCCTCCGACGTTGAAGATATTCTGTGTGTCTAGTTGTGTCTTATCCGCTTTCATGTCCGCAAGAAAAGGCAGCGTGCGAATGATGCTCTTGATGAAGCGTGCATTGTCATCAGCACGGTCTCTTGATGCTGAGATGATGAGGACTTTTAAATCCCTGTCGTGCCACAAACGCCACACAGCATAGGCACACGTCAGGAAGCTCTTGGCAACGCCACGGAATCCTTGGATGATAACGCGGTCGCTCGGGGGATTCTGAAGGTACTGCGCTATGTCCACCTGAATGGGGGTAGGGTTTGGAAGGCCAATACTTTTCCATACGATATAGACAAAAGCCCAGAAGTGTTTCCGGGCCTTTTCTATATCAGCTTCAGACCAGTTCAATGGACGACCTCTGCATCATTCACGAGATCAGGGATGTTCTGCATGTCGCGGACAATGGTCTCGACGCCCTCGGTCTCGGTGGTGGTGATGAAGTCGTTGTCTTTGAGGAACTGCCGCACCTTTGCAAGGAAAGCGGGGTTACGACGCATCGTTGGACTTTGAAGCCCTTCGAGCAGGGCGTTTGCCTCCTGCTGTGCAAGGGCATCTATGATCTCCTGTGGGAGTTTGATTCCTGCCATGTTGTTTGTCTCCTTTCAATTAAAGATTATGCTTCGCTGCCCAAGCACGGAAGATGTCAATGAAAGCATCATCGAGCGCATCGGAATCCTCTCTGTAAGCACGCTGCAGTTTCTCAGCCCATGCCCTATCACCACATTCGTAGGCGTTCCATGTTGTATATTCAATGAGCTCTTTGACGCCGGGGGCGTATTTATCCACTTTATTCATTCAATTTCCTCCTTACACTGAAATACGGACGAAACCAAAGAGAAATGCTATTATTGAGTTCTCTTGCACCTTCTCCGATGTAGAACATCAGGCACAAAATTCCTTGTAAGGGTAGTAACCAAAGGGTTAAGACAAACAGAATCTTTTGCCTGGAAGTCCAACAAGTCCAAAGGTCTCTCAGTTCACCTAGCATGCTCATTTAGAAATGTACTTTCCACTGCACTTCGCCACCATTGACCTTGTTGTCTTTCAGATCATAGTGCAGTTCTAAGACAACAGAGCGGTCTTTCTTATAGTTGCGCTGAAGGCTGATGGGGATGTAGGCTTTGTCGTCATGGACGCCCACACCTACTCCCAGTTCCCAGTTGCGGTAGGTGTTTATCTTGTAGATGCCGACGGGGACTTCTTTGTTCTCCGGCTGCTCAGCAACGACGGTTTTATCTGTCTTTGCGAGGGCTTCAGGAGGGAGCGTAGGATCGCCTCTATCGAGTTTTTCCTTCACGGTATAGGTAACACTACCCCCTGCCTCAGAAAACTCGTTGTAGACGGTCTGAGGGCGTCTCAGGCCCCTTTGTGCATCCGAAATCATCTCTGCTGCCGCATGGGCATTCGGTTTGTTAATCTTGAGTTCGTTCCGAAGGACGTTCTCATTCGTCGCCTCTTCGGGTGTCATGATAACGGTGTTCTCGATCTGGTTGTCTTTCTGCGTGCTCTTGCATCCATAGACACAAAGCACAACGGCAAGGATGGCAAGACAAACAAAAAGAACCGCCCGCAGGCGGCCCTTCTTGATCTTGCTCCATCCCTTACGTATAAAGGATGTTGGCATCAAAACTCTTTCCTCCAATCTGTGCGCTGTCGGTGTACTGCCACATGTAGCCCTTGATGTCATCGGTGCTGCCCCACTCGGCATTCCACACAGCGCATCCAAGGCTCCTCCAATCAATATAATTGGTAAGCCGGTGGTGGCTTGCGTAGATACCGCAGTCAAGCCCGAGGGTGTCAATGAAGGCACGGCACATGTCGGTCATCTCTTTCGGGATGCCGATTTGGTCGTTGTGGAAATAGGCGAGGTATTGCGCTTCGTCTTGGTTGTTGTGGAAGACTTGGGCTAATGGGTGGGGAGAACTTTTATCAATTTGCGCCGAATACTCAAAGTTGGATAGATCCAAGTGGAAATATAGCTTTTATACCGATTCTGATTGCGATGGGAGTGGGTGCACTTTCAGGTGCTGCAACGGATGCAGGTATGCAAGTCGCTTCTAATGTAATTAATGGTAAAGAATGGAATGATATTGATTATGGAAGTGTGGCACTTGGAGCTGGTATCGGCGCGATAACAGGACCTGTTTTAGGCAAAGCTGCAAAATTATGTGTTGGCAAGTGCCAAGCAAAAAATTTCTTTAAAGGGACAAGATATACAGAAAAAGTTAAAAAACAGGCTTCATCAGGAGATTATCATAGCTTTCCTGAGGATGTTGATAGTTTCTCAAGATATGGTAAATTATCAAAAATTAAAGGTAGTTACGGAATAACACGACAGAAACTAGAAATACCTGGAGGATATAAAGGAAAAGAAGGGATTTTTGAATATATAAAAGAGCCAAATGGCAACATTAATCACTGTTTATTTAAACCTAATAAATAACCACTGGAAGTATATTTATGAATAAATTAATTAGCATTTATATTAATAATGGAGTCAGTTTATTTGAACAAGGAGAAAATACTGTAATTATACCTATAGAATTATCTAATGATATTATAGATATTTTAGAAAATTTAAATTTTTTTATTTTAGGAGGAGATTTATACAAAAAAAATAATAATAAATTTGAACATACTTATGATAATTGGTATTGCGAAGGAAATATTCAAAGTGATAGTATTATAAAAACTAGAAAATATCTAGATAACTTTAAAAATAATCAAAATTTATATGTATCATTTGTTTTCAAATAAAACAATCAGCAAGCAGAGATTGAGTTGAGCTCCTGATTAAAGTGTAAAAAGGCCGTCTGAAACAAAATTATTCCAGACGGCCTTTTGATTTGTCTCACCATAACACTCATTTCAACAAAGTATTGACCAACTTAACTTATGTTGATTGAGTGAAAACGCCGTTATACAATGACAACTCTTTTTAACATTCTATTTTAGGTACCCTACTATGTCTCCTAACCGCATCCTTGCAACCGCATTCTTATTTGCTTCTGCATTTGCCAGCGCAGATGTTCATATTGATGAAAGCATTCCTTACCGCGACAAAGAAGAAATCGATACCCGTATCGTTTCCGAATGTTTAGAAGTGGGCAGCATTATGTCCAAATCCTTGCAAGAAACTGCAGCCAAAAGTGATGTAACTATTGTCCGTGACGGTAAAAAACAAGGCACATACGCTGATATCGCCATTACTTCCGCCATGAGCGCAGGCAATGCCTTTATCGGTCACGCCAAAGGTATGGCGGTTTCAGCCACTTTGTATGTTGACGGCAAACAAGTTAATAAAAAAACATTTACCCGCAACTCTTCCGGCGGTATGTTTGGCGCTTATAAAAGCTCTTGTGCGGTCTTGAACCGTACTTCTAAAGTCTTAGGTTCAGATATTGCTCAATGGATTGTTAACGAACAAAAAAATGCTCAAGACAAATAAAACCCCAATTTGATAAAGGCCGTCTGAAAAACCGTATTT